GTATGACCGATGCCATGGATTTCAACAATCTGATTGATGAAATCGCCACGAACGTCGCGCCCAAGGGCGACGCCGTTCCCGCCAAGGCCCTTGTTACGCCAGCGCCTGAAGCCGAAGAGGCTGAGCCTGACGCCGAGGAGCTTGCGCCGGAGGAGGAGGTTGTTGAAGAGGAGGCCAGCGAGGAAGAGGAGGCGGAACCCGTCGTTCTTCCCGAGGGCATGGTCGCCGTCCCGACCATTGCCGACAAGCTGGTCACCGAGTTTGTACTGCGTGACAATACCGGAGAAGAGGTAGAGACTCCCGCGCTTGTCATCGAGTACAAGGCTAATGGCAAGATTCGCAAGGACCGAATCGACCAGGTCGTCAAGCTGGCGCAGTTTGGGGTGTACAATCAGGAACGCGAGCAGGCGATTCAGGCCCAACAGCAGGAGGCCGAAGACGCCGTGCAAGACGCCCTATCGCAGTTGGAAATGCGTGAACAGCAGATTCGCAATCTGCTGGAGGACGAAGAGGCGTATCTGCGTATCCGTGAGCAGTATATGGCCGAGAACGAGCCGGAGAAGCGCGCTCGCCGGGCGGAGTCTGAGGTGCAGGAGATGCGTAATCAGCGCAACTCTGAGCGGCAGGCCCAGCAGGCTGAGCGATTCTACTCGCAGTCGGTGGTTCCGGCCCTACAGGACATTGCCTCCCGGTTCCCGGAAGTCGATGTCGAAGAGGTGTCGTCCCATCTTGGGGCCGCGCTGGTGCCGATTATGAAGAACGGCGTCGTGCCGCCCGCGATGTACCCGCAGGTTGAGCAGTACATTGCCACAAGCCTGATGGAGTGGGCTGAGGCAAAGCACAATGCCCGCGTGTCGCGATTTAGCGGCCAGCAGGCGCGTGCGAAGCAGGAGGTGGAGGCGGCAAAGATTGCCACCGCCAAGGCGAAGCGTAGTGCGGCGACCGCCGCGCGGCCTGCTGTACGCTCCGCCGCCTCAAGCAGTGCCAAGAAGCAGGCTCTTTCGGACAACGCCACGCTCGAAGATGCCGAGAATGCGGCGTTGGACGCCATTCTTTCCTCTCTTAAATAACTGACCCATGCCTGGCCCGACGAACATTATTACCGATACTGAGCTTTCTGGTCTGCTCAAGAACGTTTACTCGCAGTTCCGTGAGAAGGTCCAGAACCTTGTCACTCCGCTTCTCGCCCAGCTCCAGAAGGGCAAGGCGGGCGGCCCCCGGAATCTCCGCTGGGGCGGCAACGATGTGTTTTTTGATGTGGTGACTGGCCGCCCGTCTGGCGCGGTTTTCTCGCCGAACGGCTTCTTCCCCGAGGACACCTTTGCGTCTGAAAAGCAGGCGCGTGTTCGCGTGGCGCGTGCGTATGTGACCCGGCAGATTGACGGCCTGGCCTTTGTTGGCACGCAGTCGAAGGAGGCCGCGTTTACCTCTATCGCCAAGAAGACGATGGAGGAGATTAAGGACGCCTCGACCCTGCTGATGCAGCAGGCGCTTCACAATAAGGCGGACGGCGTGTGCGCCCTTGCGGTGACCGCTGGCGCGACCACGACCTCGTTTGGCGTGACTTCGCCTTATGGCGTTGTTGATGCGACGAACCAGAACCAGGGCGCTCTGCTTCTTGCCGTTGGCGACAGCATTGCGGTCCTGACTGGCGCGTCTGGCACGACCTCGAAGGGCAAGACTCGCATTACGGCGATTGGCGCTCCGGACTCGGTGACTGGCGTTTCGACCATTACGGTCAGCCCGGCCCTCGGCTCGGCTCCGGCCAATCCCGACCGCATTGTCAAGCTCAGCAACAATGCGTCGGAGGCGTACCCGGCCGACCCGAATGCTAGCGCGTTCGCGATGAACGGCCTTATCAGCATCACGAACCGTGCGGCTGGCTACAACTCGCTTCATGGCATTGATGCCGCGACCGACACTATCTGGAATGCTACGCAGATGGTGGCTGGCACGGACACCCCGGATGCGACGGCTCCGACCGAGTCGGACATTTGGGACCTGATTCAGCGCGTCTCGGCGCGTTCGGGCAAGGACGCCCTGACCCGTCCGCAGGAGTTCCTGCTTATGGGTACGCCGGGTCTTGGCAAGAAGCTCATGGAGTCGATGGTTGGTCAGCGTCGGTTCACGGCGAGCGAGTTCAGCACGACCATCAAGGGCGGCTACAAGGCCATTGAGGTCTGCGGCATTCCGTTCGTCATGGACTACTATGTGCCGCTTGGCACCATCTACCTCCTCCACCTCCCGTCGCTGGCGTGGGTGGATGCGAAGGATTGGGGCTTTGTGGAGTTTGAGGGCGCTGGTCCGTGGCGCTGGCTCCAGGGGCGCGATGCGTTCGAGACGACCTATGGGTACTATGGCAATCTTGCCTGCCTTGCGCGTAACGCGCACGGCTCCATCCGTGGGTACGTTGACACCGTGAAGTACTCGCACCTCATCTAACCTTCTCTGGCTAGGGGGTAGGGCATAGGCTCTGCCCCCGACGCCTTGGAGCTTTAATGTCTAACAATGTGTTTGCCCCGAAGCCGGGACGATTTGGCACGGCTCCGACGTTTGTCAACGTGGCGATGACGACGGTTCCTGCGTCTGGCGTTACCACGCTGACGACGGCCGTTGGTGCCATGCCGACAACTTCGGTCATTAGCAAGTTCAATGTGTCGGCCATTACCTACCCGGCGGGTGCGACCGTGAACGCGAAGCTGGTGAAGTCGCGTAGCGGTGAGTCGGACCTTGACCTGACGGCGGCGACGGTGATTAACGGCCTTACGGCTGGTGTCGGTACGTCGATTCCGCTTGTTGCGACCCTGACGGATGTCCAGAAGACGATTCTTCCGACGGACACCCTGAAGGTGGTGACGAGTGGCACTGGCACGGTGACGACGGCGTCGGTTGGCCTCATGGCCAATGTCGAGCTGATGGTGACCGAGTAATCGCATGGCGCTGATTTTTGGCGCCTCTGGTAACCCTGAGCCGTCGCCTGAGATTCAGCGGCGGCTTAGGGCTATCGACTCTAGGCTCTCGCTCAAGTTTCATCCAGACTTCCCGCGTCACTGGTCTGTCATGTGCGATTGGCGGCAGGACGACCGACGCTGGGAGCGCGTGCAGACGGGGGCAGTTGACCCGGCCCAGGCGCAAGACATCATTGGCTGGCTCCCGTTAGATTGTTCGGTGGAAGATGCTCCGGCGTATTTGGAGCGGACCATCTCGCAGTTTAGCCATCGGACAGCCGAACGGATTGCGTTTGATGTCACCAAGTGGAATACTGAGACGGTGCTGAGGGACGAGATTGGGGCAGTGATGGATGAGCTGGCCAACTCCAATTTCGGGGAGAAGGACAACAGAACGACGGGCAATCGCACGCGGCATGTACTAACGACGTAGGGGAGTAACCATGGCAACGCTGACCATTAATCAGCTTGTGTCTGAGGTGCGTCAGAATATCGACGCAGAAAGCGCGCCTCGCTGGAGCGATGCCGAGGTTATTACCGCGCTGAGCTATGCCCATGAGGGTTTGTGGAGTCGCATCTTGAGTGCGGCTCCATATTATCGCTTTCAGTCCCTGTCGGTAGCGACAGCGGCTGATGGTACTTTTCCGGTCTCTGCCCTGTCAACGGGCACCGGAAATGACCAGAAGCGCTTCTATCGCATTCTGTCGGTCAATGATGGACAGAATGAATATGTCGAGACGCGCTTTCAGGACATTCCGCTAGGGGCAAATTCAGCCTACACAAAGTACCAGCGCAAGCTGTATTATCTGGCTGGCACCAATTATCAGACGCTTCCGGTCGGCACCAATAGCCTAACGGTCGTGGTCAATTACAAGCCGACCATGCTTCGGGACTTTGTTCCGGCTGGCGCGGTGAGCGCGTATAACATTCCGATTGACTGGCCCGAAGGGAGCGAGAACGTGCTGGTGTATGACGCCGCCTCGCGCCTGCTTATGAAGGGCGGGGCCGAGGCAAATACGGCCGCTCTGTTTGGCCGCATGATGCAGACGGACCTTGCTGACATGCTTGACGACATTCGTCGCATGAGCATCAACCCGACGCGCATGGCCTACCCGGATAGCGCGGCCATCTGGGGCGGCTGATGCCGACGCCTGTTCGCGACGCGCAGAGTGGGTTTTCTGGAGGCATTAACACCGTCTCCGACCCGATTGCGCTTCAGCCCAATCAGATTCGCCGCGCCGTCAATGCGCGCATTAATCAGTACGGCGCAATTGAGAAGCGGCTTGGCAGTGTCAAGACCAGCACCAACCCACTTCCGTCCGCTGGAACTAACGGATTTGGGTGGGTGAAGGACAATGGCGACGCCTTCAGCTTTGTCATGGGCGCAAATGGCGTGCTGTATTACGCCCAGTTTTCCGATGGCAACGTTTTGCCAGCGGCATCGTGGACGGCGGCGGCGTGGACTGGCGGCACTGGGTCATTTAGCACGACCGTTACGCCGACTTTTTGTTCGTTTCGCGACGGGTCTACTGGCGCCGATGCCGTGTTTATTGCCGATGGTGGCAAGCTTGTTCATTGGCATTCTGGCACCAATTTGCTTGTTAGAGAAGGTGGCGCGTCTTCGCACTCTGCGTCGTATATCAAAGTGCATAACCAGCGCATTTGGGGATGCGGTGACCCTGACTCTCCGGACTCCATCTTCTACTCGAAGCTGAACGACGGGTCAAGCTTTGGCCACGCCGGAGGCGGCGAGATTGTTGTTCGGACATTTAGCGACGAGAAGGTGGTCGCGCTGGCGTCTGTCGGCTCGTCCTTGCTCATCTTTCATCGTCGCGGCATTAGCCGACTGACTGGATTTGGGCAGGACGATATCACGGTTCAGCCAGAAGGCGTGTCGTCTCAGACTGGAACGCTTGCTCCGCTGTCTATTGTTGAGACGGACGGCGCCGCATTCTTCGTGTCTGACCGTGGGGCGTTTGTGGCCACCGAGGGAAGTGTGTCACAGCTTGGAACCCCAGCGACCCCTGACCCGCTTCTGCCGATTGTCGAGTCCCTGTCGGCGTCCAGTCTCGCCAATATCCGTGGCGTTCTGTCCCGCCGGACGCAGGAGATTTGGTGGTTTGTGCCTGGCTACGGGGTGTATGTCTATCACCTTGTGCTTCGCGCATGGTCTGGTCCGTGGACTGGCGAGTATCTAACGACTGGCGGCATGTGGACCTGCCCGGTTGAAGATGAAGCCGAGTTGTTTGTGGTGCGCTCTAATACGTCGGACAACTCTGTCCGGCTGTGTGAATTTCCTGGCGTGTACACAGATGGCGCTACCATGGACACTGGGGCTGGCGGAACAGCGGTGTCAATGGCTGTACAGCTCAGGCGTATGTACTTCAATGACGACTCTCAGGCCAAAGCTCTGCGCTTTGGTTATTTGACGGCACGTTTGACTGGGTCGGCAACGCTAAATGTCCAGTGGAAGACCAACGAGGGAACGGCTCAGGCGTTGATTACAGCGCCCGCCGCTGGCTCGTGGACCACCTCAGCCTCGTGGAATGCCTATGGCGCAACGTGGACTGGGCCAGTCGATTCCGATAGCTACCGCATTGACATGGGCCTCAAGGGCTACTGGACCGATGTGACCCTGTCGTCAAGCGAAAACAACATTCCCGTTATTAGCCGCTGGCAAATGGACGGATTTATTCTTGGACGGAGATAGCAATGGCTGAGCAGATTGGCGAACACCTGATTCCTTCTGCGTACAATACTCCGGCGCCTAATGACCCGCTGGACGCGACTGTTATTACGGGTAACTTTAATAACACGCGGACGTATTTTAATGCTCACGACAACGACCCGACGATTCATGTGCAGTCCGGGGCGCGGCCTGCGGCTGGCACTATTGGTCGCAAATGGGTGTCGACTAGCACGGTTGGCGGGACGACCGTCGCCTCGCTAGCGTATGATACTGGCGCCGCCTGGGTGACGGATACTACGTTTGCCGTGACCAATGGCCAGCCAGGGATTTACGACGCTGGCAACTCTGGCACCTCGCTGGCAATTAACTGGAATAACGGTCCAATCCAGAAGGTGACGTTGACCGGGAATGCCACGCTGACCTTTTCAAATCCGCAGACGGGAAGCACCTACACACTGATTCTGGTGCAGGATGGCACTGGTGGGCGAACGGTGACTCTGACGGGGTTTGACTTTGGCGACAACCCGCCGTCCTATAACACGGCGATTAACAAGAAGAACGTCGTCTCTGG